GCTGGTATGATTAAACAAGTTAACAAAGATGTACAAGATAATTACACTATTCAAGGACCTCCTATCGTAAAATTACCAAAATCACAAGATTTATCTAAGAAACGTAGTAAATACTCATCACAGATATCTAAATTACAAAAAGAATTCAGTTTAAAGGATACAGATGGTGTTGCAAACTATCACCAAGCGTGGTGGGAACAATGGGTAGATAAGAATTCTCCATCATCACTTGATAACAAAACCAAAATGGGGTTAGTTAAGAGATGGGCGTTCATGGATAAAGGATTTAGATTAGATAAAAAGAACATTACTGATGAAAAAACATTAGAATGGGCTAAGAAAACAGATAAAGATGACCAAAAGAAGATTGGTAAGAAGAACTTAATGAAGTTCGAACAGATATTCTTAGGTTTAGGTGCAGAAGTGTTAGAGTTTACCTCATCTGCATTAACAGTTAACGCTGATTCAGCAGTTCGTGATATGAAAAAACGAATTGATAAGACAATAAAAGATGTTAAGAAATCAGGTGACCCAAAAAAGATAGAAAAACTTAAATTAGAACTTGGTAGATTAAAATCTATCGGTGGTTCTAAAAAGATTGTACCAAATGAAGGTATCGTTTTCTTATATAAAGGAAATACTTTTAAACTTACAGGTACATTTGCATCGGTAAACCAAATACTTGGTATTTTCTTCTAAAATTATCGGTTTCTTTAATTTTATATATTTATATACAACATTATAACCTAATATGTAACAATGGGTAAAGAATTCAAAAAGAAATATATGCATCCAACTCGTAGAAAGTTGTTGGATATGGTTCACACTGGTGAATACGATAAAAATGCTACTATCGGATATGAGGGTAAGACTGAAATTCGTAATGTAGGTGATGTTTGGGAAGATGAGCATCACACATACGAAAAGAAAGATGGTTTTATTGTAAAGACAGGAAAAAACTCTAAATCATTTCAAGAAGCTAGAAAATATTTAGAAGAAAAATCTAAATGTAAAATTTATCCTAACAAAAAATATACAGCTAAAGATAAAAAATTAATTCAAAAGACTGGTTATTGTTTAGATGCATTAGTTGAGATTGAGCATGAAATAAAATCTAATGGGGTTTGGAAAGAATATTCAGATTATAGAGTTTTTACTCGTATGATTATTTTTGGAAAAGCAAAAATAGATTCGTACAAACAATCAATTGATGAATTAAAAGAACAATATGAAATGATTGGTTCTGATGGAAAAGTTACTGAAAGTTGGAAACTACCCAAACCCATTGAAGAAGTTCGTTCAGAAATTAACGAGTTAATCGAATATGGTAACAATGAACTTAAAGAATTAGAAGAAAAAAGAAATTCTGCGTTTGAAGCATTAAAAAAAGTTAGTATGGAACATTACTTATGAAAAAATATATAAAAGAAATAATAATAATTTCACTTGTAGTTATTATCGCATTACAAAGAGGATGTGGTACTGATTATGGTGATAAAGAAATTGTAAAAGTAGATGGTAAGGATTATGAACTAATCAAACAAGAAACTGATACAATTTACATTGAAAAAGAAGTACAAGTAACAAAGTATGTACCAAAGTACATTACAAAAGAAGTAATTAAAGAAGTTGAGATACCAGCGAATGTAGATTCACTTGCTATCATTAAAGATTACTTCTCAAAAGTAACAGTAACTGATACTCTAAACCTTGATTATGATTTTCCAAAAGAAGTTACAGATTCTTTAGGAAATAAACCAGCAAGTAGTTTAGGATATGGTATCCTTACTGATATTATTTCACAAAACAGAATTGAATCAAGAGAAATTGATTGGTTCTTCAAAATTCCAACAGTTTACAATACAACTATCGTAAAAGAACTACCTAAATTAGAATTCTACTATGGATTTGGATTAGGTATGGACCAAACAAATGGATTAGGTAACTTTACTGGTAATCTTTTAGTAAAAACTAAAAAGATGAACATCTATGGTCTAAATATTGGAATGTCAAACCAACTTGGTCAATATAAACCATTCGTTGGTGGTTCTATGTATTGGAAAATAGGAAAAAAATAAATGGCTAAACAAAGCTTAAAACAAATTATAAAACTTGAGTATCAGAAATGTGCTGGAGACCCAATCTACTTTATGAAAAAGTATTGTATGATTCAACATCCTGTTCGTGGTAAGATACCTTTTCACTTATATCAGTTTCAAGAAAGAACTTTAGACCAATTCGCAGAACATCGTTATAACATCATCCTTAAATCTCGACAAACAGGTATCTCTACCTTAACTGCGGGATTTTCACTTTGGAAAATGTTATTCAATCAAGATTTTAATGTATTAGTAATTGCAACTAAACAAGAAGTTGCCAAGAACCTTGTAACGAAGGTTCGTGTAATGAATCAGTACTTACCATCTTGGTTAAAACAAACAACGGTAGAGGATAACAAACTATCTCTTAGATACTCAAATGGTTCTCAGATAAAAGCAACTTCTGCAGCAGGAGATGCTGGTCGTTCTGAAGCACTATCCTTACTAGTATTTGATGAGGCAGCATTTATTGATAAGATTGAAGATATATGGGTATCGGCACAATCTACTTTATCAACGGGTGGTAATGCAATTATACTTTCAACACCAAATGGTGTGGGAAACTTCTTTCACAAAACATGGGTAGGTGCAGAAGAAGAAACAAATACATTCAATACCATTAGATTACATTGGAGTGTACATCCAGAAAGAGACCAAACTTGGAGAGATGAACAAGAGGTACTATTAGGACCAAAGGGAGCAGCACAAGAATGTGATTGTGATTTTGTAAGTTCTGGTGATACAGTAATAGACCCACAACTTCTAATGTTTTACAAAGAATCATACATACAAGAACCGGTTGAAAAGACTGGATTCGATGGAAATCTTTGGAAATGGGAATATCCAAACTATCAGAAATCTTATATGGTTGTAGCGGATGTTGCTCGTGGAGATTCTGCCGATTTCTCGGCATGTCATGTTATTGATATAGAAGAATCTGCTCAAGTTGCAGAGTATAAAGGTAAATTAGATACAAAAGATTTTGGAAACTTCTTAGTTTCCCTTTCAACTGATTATAATAATGCATTACTCGTTATTGAGAACGCAAACATTGGTTGGGCAGTAATACAACAAGTAATTGATAGAGGATATGGTAATCTTTTCTACATGAGTAAAGATTTAAAGTATGTAGATGTAGAGAATCAATTAAACAATAAATACAACAGAGAAGAACGAAGTATGACAGCAGGTTTTTCTACTACCTCTAAAACAAGACCTCTAATTATTTCAAAGTTAGAACAATATATTAGAGAAAAAGATATTACCATTCGTTCACAGAGAACAATAGATGAATTATTTACATTTATATGGAATGGTAACCGAGCAGAAGCAATGAGAGGTTATAATGATGACTTAACTATGTCCCTTGCAATATCATTGTGGGTTAGAGATACTGCTTTGAGATTAAGACAAGAAGGAATTGATTTAACTAAACAGGCATTGGGTGGTATTGGAGCACATTCATTAGATGTTGGTGGAATGGGGTTTGGTGGTAACTCTTCACTAGAAGAAAACCCTTGGAATATGCGAGTTGGAGATTCAAATGAAGATTTAACTTGGTTAATTAAATAACTCTATATTTATATATTAGGAGAAAATATTATGATATCATTACAAGAATTACTTAAAGAAGAAATACATACAGAAGAATATACGGTAGAAAACTACCATGATATAAAAGAATTTTGTGAGTTTATGAAAGAATACAAAGCTGATATTAATGAAGCTGAGTATCAAGGTAGAACAGTAAAACTTGGTAAACCAATGCAAGGTGATGTCAAGAAATTCAAAGTATATGTTAAAAACCCTCAAGGAAATGTTGTCAAAGTAAACTTCGGACATGGTGGTAGTTCTGCAAAAGGAAAAACGATGAAAATTCGTAAATCAAATCCAGAAGCAAGAAAATCATTTAGAGCTAGACACAATTGCGATTCACCAGGACCAAGACACAAAGCTAGATACTGGTCTTGTAGAAAATGGTAATAAATTAATTAATAAAAGGTTATAACATAAATTAGGAAAACATGGCAGATACTTCATTTTTTGGAAGATTAACTAAACTATTTCGTTCACAGGCAATTGTTACTGTGGATAAAGAAGGTAAAAGAAATGTATTTGATGGTGATGAACGCCAACAAACAAACTTATCTTCTCTAAGAGATAGATACACTAAATTGCAGAAATCTTTCTTCGAGCAATCGGGTGGTGCACAATCAATGGCGTACCAACAAGTTCGTAGAGAGGTATTCAGAGATTTTGATGCAATGGATAATGACCCTATCCTTGCTTCAGCACTTGATATATATGCAGATGAATCAACACTAAAGAATGAATTTGGTGATATCTTAATGGTTCACTCTGATAATCAAAAAGTACAAGATATACTTAATAATCTATTTTACGATGTAATGAACGTAGAGTTTAATCTATGGCCTTGGGTAAGAAATATGTGTAAGTATGGAGATTTCTTCTTAGGTTTAGAAATCGCTGAAGGTAAAGGTATTGTTAATGTAACACCTCATTCAGTTTATAATACAGAAAGATTAGAAAGAACAGACCCAGCAAATCCAAATTCAGTAAAGTTTAAAATTACTGAGGACCCAAATGGAAAAGAAGAATATGAAAACTTTGAAATTGCTCATTTTAGGTTGTTAGCAGATACTAACTGGTTACCATATGGTAAATCTATGATTGAGAATGGAAGAAGATTGTGGAAACAATTATCTCTAATGGAAGATGCTATGTTAATCCATAGAATCATGAGAGCACCTGAAAAAAGAGTTTTCAAAATTGATATTGGTAATATCCCACCAACAGAAGTGGATAACTATATGCAGAGAATTATTAACAAGATGAAGAAAGTTCCTTTTGTTGATAGAAATACTGGTGATTACAACTTAAAGTACAATATGCAAAACCTAACAGAAGATTTTTATCTTCCAGTTCGTGGTGGAGATAGTGGTACACAAATAGATAATCTTGCTGGATTAGAATATTCATCAATTGATGATATCGATTATTTAAAGAATAAAATGTTTGCTGCTCTTAAAATTCCAAGAGCATATTTGGGATATGAAGAAAATGTAAATGGTAAAGCAACATTAGCAGCAGAAGATGTTAGATTTGCAAGAACAATTGAAAGAATACAAAGAACAGTAATTTCAGAATTATCTAAAATTGCTATTGTACATTTATATGCACAAGGTGTTCAAGATTCAGAAATGACTAATTTTGAATTACAATTAGTTAATCCATCTACAATTTACGAACAAGAGAAAGTAAACTTGTGGAGTGAAAAAATTAGATTAGCACAAGATATTCAAGGATTAAATATGTTATCTAAAGATTGGGTATATGATAATATATTCAAACTAAGTGGTGGTGAACAAGATGAACAACGAGTAATGATGTTAGATGATTTAAAAGATAGATTCAGATTTCGTTCTATTGAAGATGAGGGTAATGACCCTGCAACTGAAGATGAAGAACCAGATGATATCGAAGAACAAATCGAAAATATTAAACAAGAAATTAAAGATAAGGGTGGTAGACCAAGAGAAGGTGGAACTTATAAAAAAGATAAACATCCACAAGGTAGAGACCCTTTAGGTGATAAAGAGAGAACAAAGAAACGTTCTCGGACTTCGGAAGATAAAGCATTGAAAGTAATCAATGGTATTGCATCAAAACGTAAGTATTTACACGAAATGAAGGATATGTTAGATGAAACTAATATCCTCGATAACGACTAAAATTACCTTATCTTTTATAAATTTATATTTATAATAGAGTAATTTTATAT